CTACAGGACTGCGTGACGCTTTTTCTTTAATTGACTCTTCTGTTTGAGTCTTTACCTTACCTGTTTTAGGAAATAGTTTTTCATTTGACCCTTCGACTTCTTTTCCTAATTTTCTGTCTTCTTTGCTTAGTTCTTTTAAGAAACTCATCATGTGCTTTTCACCGACTAGCCCTTGGTGATTACTAGCTTCATAGTCTGTACCAAGTGTTGTTTTGCCAGATTTGTGATCGTGTGCGTGATTAATTGCGTGTTCTTTTTCGTCTGCTGGTGTTTTAACTTTAACTAAACTATGAGCAATACTTAATGCTTCTGCTACTTTATCACGAATTTGTAAGCTAGTTGCCGGATAGCTTGTACAAACTTCAAAAATAGTCATTTCGATATTTTTGTGTTCAGGAAATTCTGCGTGGTGTTCTTGAATTGGCACGCCTTTTCCGGCGCTACATGATTCTACATGAAATTGTGCCAGTGCAGCTTTGACTTGTTCTGCGCAATTCTTAGGGCAAGTACCGCCGATTTTTACTTTAAATTCGTAAGTTTTCTTGCTTTCTGTTAAGTATTCTTTAAATGATTTCATAGTGTGATCCCAGTACTGTATTTATTTTAAATTCTTTAATTTTTCAAGTAGACTGTTACGATCTGTAATAATAACTCCGTCGCCTTGTAGTGTAACACCTTCTTCTGCGTTGTTAGCATCGTTGTCTAATTTCTGTTTTTTCAGCTGTAGATCAATCATTTTTAACTTTTTATCTAATTTAGCAGTTTTAGCAGTAATAGCGTTGCCTAGCATACTTGCGGCTACTTCAAATAGTCGGCCGCTGTACCTAGCTTCTACATTCATACCCAAGTCCATAATATCTTCATATGCCTCTGTAGCACGTTTTGCCAAATCATCTAGCTCAGCATCACCCAAATCGCCCAAACCTTTAACTTGTGGCAGAGCGGCCGATATTTTATCGTACTCGTCGATATTGCGCATAAATGGTTCTGCCACTTGTGCTTTCTTAGCTTGTTTTTCTTCTTCCTTAACAATCTTCTTGCTTTCAGGAAGATTTAAGATTTCTTCAAGTTTTTTAGTCATATAATTACTTATCGGAAAATAATGGAATATAATTATTCAAAATATAATTATCAAACTGATCATTGCGTTTAACTGAATTAATGGGTATCACATCAAATGCTATTGTTATGCGATAATTTCCAGTATTACTCCACGGACTACTTCTATGTCGATCGTCGTCAGATTTACCAAATACTAGTAAGCCGTCTTCGCTCATAACTCTTACTTCTTGCGACTGACCAGGTATTCTGTAATCTGTGTATGACTCTTCTGGCCCTTCTGTGTTTACACAATAGAAGCCGTGATATGCTTTAAATTCTGGTTCCCAATGCGCATGCCAATCTATGTTTGAACCAGGTTCAAACAAATTCACCCAACATCGCATATAGTATTGTGTGTTTTGATCTACATGTAGCAAAACTCTTTTGGATAGTTCACCATACAACTTGTGTAACTCTGGGCAAGCAAAAGTGAATAAATTATAATGTTGATGATAATAGGAAGTAAAACACCCGTAAAAATTTTCTTCTTCAATAGGGGGTAATACCAATTTCAATTTTTTATCAATGTGGCAACAAGTTTCATATAATTTTTTGTTGTCAATATTGGTAATTTTATCAATCCAAAGATAGTTTGTTACAATTTCTTTCATAACAATACTTATACCTGGCTAAAAATATCATTTTCATTTAAGATTCTAAATTTTATACCTTGTTGTCTACACCAAATATTAGCTGCAGCCCACTTAGCTTGATTTTTAACAAACTGCTGTTGATTGTACTTATTCTTGCCCACACGTTCTAGTATAGTTTGGCTAGCTGGTTTAATTTCAATTAGCTCTACTAGCATACGACCATTTTTATCTAGATATTGAATGAAGAAATCAGGCACATATATAGTCTGACGACCAGTTAGCGGATCTTTGTAAGGGATTTGTATAGCTTCGCTAGCCCATTTCATTATATGGGTATTGCTATCGCAGAAGTTCATAAAACTCCATTCCCAACTACTTCTATATGTAGGAACTTTGGTACCCACATATTTTTCTGGGTGTTTCATGGTGAACTTACCTCGAGCAAATTTAGCCATGTTACACCAGTATATTGCGAGATTCGTAAGCGTTAGTTGAAGGTGTTACGCGATAGCCTAATAGGCTAGTTTTTTCTCTATAAGCATTTAATATTTGTGCTACTACTTGACTAAGCTGTGCATCAGTCAATGCCTTCAATGTGTCTAATAATACAAACACGCTTACATTTTCTATCCTAGCTTGATTTAACAAGACGATTGCTGTGCTCTTGGCACTGCTATCGTCAAAATCTCTTTTCTGGAAAAATCCCACAGTGGCATCTATTTCTCCGGATGGAAAACTAACAGGGTTTACAAAATAATTGTCAAAAAATTGTTTAGTAGTTTTAACACCTGTAGGTGTAACAATGGGTAAATTTCCAGTAGTCATATTAGGTTCCGCTTTCTTCGCCGTTATCTATGTCGGCACTTTCGTTACCACCTGCGGCAGCTATTTCATCTGTTTCACTTGGCCCAGTGTTACCCTCTTCGATTCCGCTTGGTTCAGCTGGAGTGTCATCTGAGCCATCTTCATTACCATCTGTACCTGGGAATAATGTATCTTTTAATCCGCCTACTGCGCTCTTTACACCGCTAACAACACCGCCAATGGCGCTGGTTATGCCGCCAATTCCACCTAGTGCGTTTAATGCCGCAGACCCTACTCCAATCGCAGCCGCGCCAATAGCTAATCCGCCAGCAATATTTCCTAGTGCGCCACTACCACCACTTCCGGCAGTTTTACTAGCTTGGTAGGTACTGTGTGTGGCAATAGCATTACTGAGAATTCCTGCGCTTAAACCAGTAGTATCTAAACTGGTAACAAAGCTAGGATCACTTACTGTTGGATCGGGATTTTGACCTTTTAGAGGACTAGGAGTATTATCATAATGTGTGAGACCAAATCCTTCAGGCGAGCCTGCTGCCACCGCACCGACATCATAGGCAATAGCTTCATACATTAAGGTCATGTCCCATTCGCCAGGCTTACTGTCGTTGTATGCTATGGCACTATGGCCAAAGTTTGTGATAATCGGATTCATTAATTTATAGCTAACATACTCGTGACGAGCCATTTGATAGATTGTGATATAATTAAAAAATGGATCAGTACTGCCGGCATCAAAGCCGTATGCTGATGTGATATAATCACTTTTCTTAGTAGCATTCCTTGTGAAAGCATTGCTTTTTGCAGCGTTGGCATCTGCGTAGTAGTAACTGTAATACTGTTGCCAAAGTTGATTTATTAGCCCCATGTTATCGTCATGGAACTTGATTTTTACTTCTTTTAAGGTTGATTGATATTGTACAACTTTTTTTCTGTTGTACTGATTTAATATTTCGTTTTGTACGCTGATAGTTGGAATGTCTGCGCTTTTGACTAGCATATTAATTTCTTCGCCGTAACGCTGTACAATAGCAGGATTTGTTAATGTATTTTTGTTAATGTTAAATGCTACGTGAAATTGAAATCCTAACTTAGGTGCTAACCTAAATTGATCAACAGTAAACATTTTGGATGCATGTTGTTGATCTCGTAAGATTACTTGATAACCGTTTAATTTATCGGTAGTGTCTAGCGTTGTATTAGCAAAAGATGTAAAGGCCATACTAATATTTATCGAAAGAATTAACTGGGCAGTTAATGATCAGCCAACAAAAAACCCACCTAAGTGGGTTTGTTGTATTAAGCACCTAGTGTGTTTGTACCACGAACTGTCTGTACAGCTGCACTTGCACCTAGTGATCCGCCTGTTGTTTGTACTGCGTTGTCAAAAACGATTGACAATTCAATAACTACCGGCTCGTTTGTTTTATAAGCGATTGCGCCATAGTTGATTTTCTGAACATAGCAACCATATACTTCCCATGTTTCTAATGCTGTTGGAGCAACTGTTCCGTTACCACCGTCTAGCATTTCAATACGTAGAGTAAATTTATAGTCACCAGCCGCTGCCGCTGAACTTTGTTCAAAGAAGTCAAACTGTCTTTGCATTTGTTCGCCAACTAGCTTGGTAACGTTGCCGCTTACGTCATCACGTAGTTTAACTGTGATTGGACTCCACTTTGGTTTACCAGCGTAGTGAATACGACTATTGTAAATATCGATAACTTGATCTTCAAGTTCAATAGTTGGTCTAACAGCATCTTGAACCTGCTTGGTCATCTCAGTTGTAGAACCGCTAACGCCAAAGTTTTCAAAGTTCAGACGGAATCTGTACTGTAGTTTTGGCATTAGCATACCCTGAGAGCTTGCGCTCTGGTCTGATGCTAATGGTACTGTAAAGTTTGATAGTGCCGCGATTGCCATTTAATTTCTCCTAATTATAAGCCTTTAATGGCTCCGGTATTTTCTAAGCGCAATGGAATATAGATAAACTCGACTGACTTAACTGGCTCAATCGCGATATCAACATGTAGTTCATTGGCATCGATTCTTGCTGGCGTATTATTTGAACTGTCGCACACAACAATATAGTCGTATAAGGCACGTTCGCCTGATAAATTCAACAATAGTTTCTGAACTTGTTGTTTAATTTCATTACGTGTGATTGTGTCGTTTGGTTCAAACACAAATGGTTTTGCCAACGCATTTAATTGATAACGCAAGTAAATTACTAAACGTGCCACGTTGATACGATCCAAACTGCTGGCAATCAACTGACGTGTCTTCTGTCCATAACATACTAGACCTGTACCAGCAAGGTATGTAATTGGGTTTACATGGATTCCTGCTAGTGTATCACGTTGTCCAACGTTTAGTGCCACTGTTACAAATTCACCAGTTGCCGCATCAACGTAACCCACGCTACTTGCGTTAGTTACGCCGCCACGACGTACACCTGCTGGAGCAAACCATGGATAAGAAACATTGTCGCTCAATGCGATTGTACGCAACATGATATGGCTTGGTGGAACAACAATGTTATTACCTAGCAAGTCTGTTGTATAACCCCATGGATAGTAAACTGCTGAATAAGCATCAGTAGCAATTAATCCGTCTTCACCGTCAACTGCAGCCAACCCAGTGTTGTTGCCCCAGTTGCTTAATGTTGTAGCATCTGGAGTTAAACGAGCTGGAGTGTCAGCAACGATAAATGCTGTTTGTCCGTTGTCTGTGTTTAGGCCAATCAATGGGCTTAGAGTTTCTAAGTATCCTGGGCAACTCAACAAGTTGAAAATAACTGTGTCTGGTTGACGAATTCCTTGATTGCCTTCAATTAATGCGTTTAGAGCTTGTAGAACAACAGTACGTTGTGCTTTGCGTCCAAATGCGCCGCGGCCATATACATCGTTAGCGGCATCACTTACCCACATGTCTGGGTAGAAATGAGTCTGTGGTGAACCTGCTGGTAAACCAACACGATCGCTACGCTGAGTTACATCGATATAATTCTTAACATATCTTACTACGTTGTTGCCTGAACGACGTAGATTCCATAGCAACATACCTTTTGGATATAGTGCTGGATCTGGACAGTCAAAGTCAACAAAGTTGCTTGATAACAATGATTGGATACTGTCTGGAGCAGGTAAACCTGTGTTTGTACCTGATAGTTGTGACATGTCCATCCAACGTGCGTCATGGAAAATAATACCATTTTCGCTTGTGTGGTCTGTGTTATCAACTAATACCCACTTTTTGTTCAAGTAATCATACTTGTAAATGTGTGGATAGTTATCGAAATCAATAGTACTGATCCATAAGTCACCGTTGGCCAATGGAGTACCATCACTTTGTGTTGTTGGTTGTGTAGCACTAACAATAGGACCCATTGGATCAGTTGTTGTGCCGCCGTTAGTTGGAATTCCACCATTCAAATAACCGCACCACTTTGAGCCGTCATGAATCATGATATCAACTTCGTCGATAACATTGTTAAACCACAATGTACCATCTGCTGGCGTTGTTGTTGGAGGTGTGTCTTGTGGTACTGCGATTGCGCTAGTACCGTTTAAACTTGACCATAAGCTAGCTGTGTAAACATGATCTCCGCCAAGTGAGCTATGATAGAAATTAGCAGTTCCTGCTCCAGTTAAAGGATTAATAGGTGTAAACATTTTAACTAACGGGTAAGCTGTTGCGCCATCAGTAAAGTAAATATCGCCACCTGCTTGATGTGTAATTGTAATACTATTATCACTGTTTAGTGTAGCAGTAATTAATGGATCGCTCACGGCCGCTGTAAATGCTGCCAAGAATGTTGCCGCATCGCTTGAACTGGGGGGGGATGCGGCAGTAAATGATACTGTTACTGGAGCAGGAACTGTAGCAGTTCCAATTTGACTGGCTGTGATTGTAAATGCGTTAGAACCTGTTGTAAATGTTGCGCCAATTGGAGCACTGGTAATGCTAGTAACACCTGCGCCTACGCGACTATAAATCTTAAAATCAGCTAACGGAGGAGTGCCTTCGTCATCGTTGTATTTTACATATATTGCGCCAACTGCTAGATTAATACCGCCACCTTGTGGATCTAAATTATACAATGCTGTGGCACTGTTAGCATACAGTTTACTTGGTTGAGCTATAAAAGTGCCGACTGCGGCATTATATTTCTTAACAATCCAATCTGCGCCTTGATTTACACTGGTTGTTTTAACCCAAACACTACCTGATGGGCAGCCGGACACACTTGATGGAGTATCGGATATTTTAAACAAAGGAACACTGGTATGTGGACTCATTTGTAGTGCTAGACCTAAATATACTCCGTTTGATAAACCAACCTTGGCTGGAATTGTACCACCCAATGTTACACTTGCGCCAGTTGAATAGATATTTAAATATCCGTTGATTTCTACTGCTGTAACACCAGTAATGTTTGCGCTGTTGATTGCTAGAGCTAAATTTTGAAAATTTGTACCAGTAATCAGTGTGCCATTAATTGTTAGTGTATCGCCGCCTGTGGTAAATGTTGCTTGTGCAGCCGCTAAACTCGTTACACTCACTGTGTAACTTACACCAGAAAGTGTTGTGCTTGCTTGATCTGTGCCACCTGCGCCAACTACGATTGTGTACGTTCCAGTACCATCTGGATTAACCACAAGCGGTGCTGTAATATATGTTCCAGCTACTAATGCGCCGCCACTGATAGCCATACCGGCTGCGATTGTACCACTAGCTACATTGGTAACTGTTAATGTTGTACCAGTAACACTACCAGTAAACCCTGCGTTGTTAATTGCTGTGATACGTGTTTCTGGTGATAAATTTGTACCAGATAAAATATCACCAACTGCTAAACTACCGCCTGTTACAGCACCAGTAACTGTTAATACAGTACCTGCTGCAGCACCTGTACCGTCACTAACAATACCAGGAACACTGATACCTGTTGAAGTTATTACCGTTGGACTTTGAATAGTACCAGTAGCTATGGGTTGACTTGCAGCCCATGCTGGAGTACCAACTTCAACCCATGTGCCAGCGGCTGTGTCAGTTAATGGCTTTTTGTACCATAATTGATTTAATGTAGTAGTTGCTGTGATAGCATAGCTACCGATTGAACCAAAACTTGGTGCTGGAGGATTACCAGCAATGCCACCAGCTAGTTGTTTAACACTGGTAATTACATTAACGTTTTGTACTGTGAACTGTTGGCCGCCAGTTGTTGTTGCTGGAGCACTGTTCCACTCAAAAACACCGTAAGCTGTATCTGCGGTGTCAAACCATAATGTACCATCAGCTGGCGCACCTGTTGGAGCATAGGCACTCGGTAACAGTTGTTTTGTATCCAAGTCAGCACGTACCACATAAGCACGATTGCTAACGCCTAAAAAGCTGTAGGCTGCCTGTAGACCGTATTCGTTTAACTCACCAGCGTTGACTGGATTGTTGCTAGCATCTGTTTCAAAGTAAGGAATACCAAATGTGTTGCCCAAGTCCATTTGACTTGTTAGTAGGTATACTTTACCAGCATTTGCTTTTAATGTTCCTGGAGCAGTTGCTGTTCCAGCTGAATTATTTTTGTTTTCTTCTGAGGCAACGATGATCAGAGGGACTGTGCCCGGTGCGGCAGGAGTGTAAAAACTCTCGTCGACTACTGTTACGCTTACGCCTGGTGAACTTAATTGAGCCATTGTATTATCTCCATGAGTACATGTTCTTGTATGTATTTATAGCATTTTGGAATTTTATAGCTCATATAAGCCACCAAAAAGACCTTGAAAAGGCCAGTTTCGATTAAATATTATATGAGACCACTATGTGCTTGCGGTTTTCGTCCTACCGCTGTTAATTACAAGAAAAATGGCAAGACTTTTTACAGAAGTATGTGTAATGTCTGCTTGAAACACGGAGCAAATAGCGGTGTACCCAAATGGTACCGCTCGGGCTATAGACTAAAAAATAGCTGTGATAAATGCGGGTTTAAATCAACGCATAAAGAAGTATTTGCGCCGTTTCATGTAGACGGAGATTTGAATAACTGCCGGCCTACTAATCTTAAAACTGTTTGTGCTAATTGCGCTCGAGTCCTACATAAAGAGGACGCGAAGTGGCGTCAAGGAGATCTTGTTCCGGATTTATAATAGCTTGTACTTTGGCGTACAAGTCATCAATGCTGGTATCGTTAGTTAATATATGATCAAATTTGGTTCCAACCCAAGCAGTTTCCGATGCGTGTATACCTAATTTGCTCATACGATTTTTAGCTAGAGCATAATTCATACAGCGATCACCGGCATTCATATCTGCGGCATCTCGGTACCATTCGGGCTCAGATCCACGTTTTACGCGGATAACAATACCACCCGCATCTTTAATACTTTTTATTTCATTAGGAAACCGACAGTCGCTGATGACTATGTCGTCCTTGCTGTTGCGCAGTTTATTTTCCAAGCTGGCAATCCACATATCGTCGTGGAATCCGTTACGGCAAACTTCTGTGCCCCAATATTGTAGTATGTATCTAGGTGTAAGTTCGGGCATATTTAAACGTTCTGCCCACCATGGATCTACTTGCTCGCGCCATTCACGAGCTTGTTTTGTGCGCCCTTCTAGCATGGTTCTGTCCCAGCCGAACACTGCGGCAACAGCATCTTTTAAACTTCCAGCAAAACTTTCTCGTCTATAACCGTGAAAATTAACTAGATAATCGGCAATAGTATCTTTGCCAGAACCAATAAAACCGCACACGCCTATAATCATAGAGCCCCCTAATGTTAGCTCTAGTATATAACAGTTTTATTACAAGGTCAAGAAATTTTTAACCAATTACAAATGTATAAGCGGCACTGCCATTTACTACATTTTCTATGATTTCTTTTTCCAATCGATCAAAATCTTCTTTGGCTTCGCTGATTAAATCTTTACCATTTAACTGCATTCCGCCTGAACCTGGGCCAGCAATGGTGGCAAATTTGCTACGAGCTTGTCCCAGCATCTGTTTACAAGTGGCCAATGTATAATCTTTTAACCATTGTTTGGCATACACATCTTGTAGTAACACCCAGTCTGGACGAAAATTATAGGCTCTAATTAAAATTTGTTCGCCTTGAGCAAACGGACGTTGTAAAATAGTTAAAATATGGCTGGTTGGTTTCCATTTAAATTCAATATAACTACCAAACATACGACCAACTAGTTTTTGATAACCGGCAAAGAAATCATAGGTGGCCAGTCCGCCCATCATACTGCCACTCATCAAATAGGTGTTTGTATAGGCTAGATTGAACGGCTCAAATAAAGTACCACCCGCACCAATTCCACTTCTTGAGCCAATAGCTCTACGAAATACCTCACGCACTTCGATAACTTCATCGGGGAGTCGATATTCATTTTGATCCTGTATTAGTTCTAGAAACATATAGCTTTCTTCCACGCTGTTTGGACTGCGTTGACGATAGCGATTAAGCGCACGATTTAATGCTTCTTCATAGTGTGCTGGGTCTAATTCTACGTCAATCATGCCGTCGCCCAGCATTAGTTTACAGTAGTCAAATACCTTATTACGCTCCTTGGTAGGATCGCTTTGCTCGCTTGGTGCTAGATCTTCAGCCATAATTAGTTCCTCTACTATATTTAGCTGGCGATAAATATCATTATGCCACGTTTATCATTATACAAACCAGAGAAAGGCAACGACTACAAATTCGTGGATCGTCAAGCCAGCGAAATGTTCCAGGTTGGAGGTACGGACGTCTATGTACACAAGTATCTAGGTGCCAATACTGACCCAGCAAATGCCACCGCAGACCAGCCAAATTATGCTTCAACTGCGGTTACAAACATACAAGATTTGCTATTTTTAGAAAATCGCGATAGAACCTACGATAGCCAGATCTATAGAATCCGTGGCATTTATAATGTACAAAATATTGACTTTAATTTAAGTCAATTTGGCTTGTTTATCGACAATGATACCTTGTTCATGACAGTTCATATCAACGATTTTATAAACTATATAGGTCGTAAGCCTATCAGTGGGGATGTTTTAGAACTTCCACACTTGCGTGACGATTTTGCTTTGAATGATGCTGATGTAAGTTTACCTAGATACTATGTGATTGAAGACGTGGGTCGTGCGTCAGAAGGGTTTAGTCAAACTTGGTTCCCACATTTATACAGACTCAAACTAAAACGTGTGACAGACAGCCAACAGTTTGCTCAGATTTTCAATCAGCCTGCTAAAGATAGCAACGGTGATCCAGATCCAAGCGGTAAAACACTTAAAGATTTACTCAGTACTTACAACAAAGAACTACAACTCAATGATGCTGTGGTAGCACAAGCTGAAGTAGACGCTCCCAAGAGTGGTTATGAAACTCGACAGTTCTATACCTTGGCCGCAGAAACTGGTGGTACCACAACATTACAAAGTGTTGACTCTGGCTCAATGAATGCCAGCGGTGGATCACTGGCCAGCGCCCAGGATGCTGTACCATTGCGTACTGGTTATCAGGGTTATTTGTTAGGCGATGGCTATCCTGTAAATGGTTATGCGTTTGGATTTGGTATACAATTCCCTAGCTTACCAGCTGATAACGATTTTTTCCTGCGTGTTGATATGTTGCCCAACAGACTCTACAGATACGATGCTAACAGTAGTGGTTGGATTGCTGTAGAAGATTCAGTACGTATGAACATGACCAACAATGACACACGTAACACACAAAAAACTGGATTTATCAACAACAATGCTTACACATACAACAATGAATTGGCCAGTGATTTTGTTAATTTGTCAAAAGGCGCATCAGTTGTTAACACCATAATTGATTATGCTCAGTTCCACTTGTCACCTTATGTTGTGATCAAGTTGGAAACTACACAATTAGAATATGCCGTGTCGGATTATCCAAACTTGTTTATCAGTTATAGTTACACTAGCCCAACAGGTGTACGAAGTAATAAAATTAGAATACAATTACCAATGGTTCCAGACGCTAATGGTACACCTCAACAGCAAACCATACCATATGCTGGGCAGTGGACCATCAAATTCTATAACACAAGAGAAGAACAAAAACAAAGTTTAAGCAAAGTATTAAGGCCAGGCACTAACGGCAGGCCAAGCCAATCATCTTTAGAGGCAGACTTATAATGCAATGGTTTTATGACGGACAGATAAGAAGATATATCACACAAACAATTCGTGTGTTTAGTAATTTTGTGGTCAAATATGGCGACGGAACACTACACAGAATACCAGTTGTGTATGGAGATGCTGACAGACAAGCGGCCAGCATCATAAGACAAAACAGCGAAAACGCTGTTAATAGCATTCCACGTATAAGTGTGTATGTAACTGAATTAAAATTAGATCGTGATAGACTAGCTGATCAAACTTTTGTGGGCAAAGTTAACATTCGCGAAAGAGATATTAACGTAGACGGCACACAATATCTTAATACGCAAGGTAAAAACTATACTGTTGAACGATTAATGCCCACACCATTTCAATTAAAAATGAAAGTGGATATTTGGAGCGCAAATACAGATCAAAAACTACAGATTCTAGAGCAAATATTAGTGCTATTCAACCCCAGTTTGGAACTACAAACAACTGACAACTACATAGATTGGACCAGTTTAAGTGTATTGAATTTAGAAGATATCAATTGGGATAGTCGTACAGTGCCAGTGGGCAATGATACTCCTATAGATATTGCCACATTGACTGTGAGTACCCCTGCTTGGATTAGTCCGCCTGTTAAGGTCAAACATCTTGGCGTTGTTACCAAAATTGTTGCCAGCATGCACAACAGTAGTATTACCAGTGGCACATATATTGCTGGACTTGGCCAAGATCCTGTAGCGGCAACTACTACACTACAAGAATCACTAGGCGGAGTTACTGCCACAGTTAGTGGTTATAAAATACAAGTTTACAATAATCAACAAGGTATTGGTCAAGCATTGTTGTTAGGACCACACGAAAGTGTTGTTCCTCCCGAACCTAGCTTAGAACCTGGTGTTAGACAGGGTCCTGGCATCAACTGGTTAGAAGTCTTCAGTCAATACCCTGGAAAATATGTAGCAGGCTCAAGCCAACTGTTTTTACTACAACCCAATCAAACTTATATTGTGGGAACCATTGCTCTTAACCCATTAGATTACACTGTGCTTACTGTGAACTGGAATCCAGATACATTAACTACCAATAGTGCCATAAACAGTCCTGGCGCTACACAATATCGACCCAATAGTCCTGGAACATTTGATGCTATTATTAATCCGCAGACATTTAATCCGCATCGTCCGCACAACGAAGTTAATCCTCCCAATGTGGCTGTTGCTCCAGGTACACGCTATTTGTTAGTAGAAGATATAGGAGCTGCAATCAACGAACAGCCTGCCAGCGAGTGGGGCGCACTAGTGGCCAAGGCCAACGACATTATAGAATGGACTGGCTCAGAGTGGCAAATAGTATTTGATTCCGCTCAGATCTCAGACACCTTAGTGTGGATGACGAATATATATACAGGAGTTCAGTACTTGTGGAACGGTGTTTCATGGGTCAAGAGCTTTGAAGGTGAATATGCGTCGTCCCAATGGAAAATAGTATTGTAAAAGATCAGATAGTTTGTAGCGGAGCATTATTCTACGCCAAATCCACACGACGGTTTTTACTATTACAAAAAGCACATGGCAAACACGAAGGCACATGGGGCCTTGTGGGTGGTACTAATATTACTGGCGAAACTCCATGGCAAGGTCTTCAAAGAGAAATTGTTGAAGAGATTGGCGCAACACCTAAAATTTTAAAAACAATTCCTTTAGAAACATTTGTATCAAACGATCGTGTGTTTAATTTTCACACCTACATGTGTGTAATAGACAAGGAATTTGTACCCGAACTCAGCGATGAACATCAAGGCTGGTCGTGGGCCACGATTGATCGAGCTCCCAAGCCTTTGCATCAAGGGCTACGAAATAGTTTTAGTTCAAAAACTATTCGAACAAAACTACAAAC